ACCGGAAACCTATTTGTAGGCTTAATCTTGACACCAAAAACAAGCAATTGCTTATTCCGGATGAGAACAAAAAATTTGAACGCATTTATATAACTTCGCTCAATGACATATATAAATATAAAAATAAATTAATCGAAGTAGCAAAAAGATACTTATAAATCAAAAAACCGCTCCTGCGCCAACAGGAACGGTCGAGCGATGGAAACATACGCCAATATGTTTCTCTATTAAGTACTCCGAAGAGATACCCAATTTCCAAATAATATTGTATCATCTTCGGAACAGCCACGCAAGAGAACAAAAGTTCTCAGGCTGTTATTTTTATACTCATTTTTACGTATATTGAAGAGAAAGGTGATATAATATGCCGAGTAAAATTGAACGCTGCGCCATTTACATCCGTGTGTCTACCGCTGAACAGATGATGCACGGTAAATCCCTGGAAGCACAAAAACAGTACCTGACCAATTACGCCAAAGAACATAATATGACCGTTGCTGGAGTTTATGCTGACGAGGGTAAAACTGCCCGTAAAGAATTAAAAAAGAGAAAAGCTATCCATTCACTCCTCGAAGATGTAAAAGCCGGAAAAATTGATGTGATCATCTTCTGGCGGATTGACAGATGGTTCCGTAACCTGTCTGATTTTTACAAGGTACAGGAAGTCTTGGACGATAATAACGTCCGATGGATCAGCACCAGTGAACCCGGAATCAATATGGAAACCAGAGACGGTCGACTGCAGCTGAATGTAGTCCTGTCTATTGGCCAGAATGAAGTTGATACCACCAGCGAACGTATCAAATTCGTAAATGAAGCATCTATCCGGCAGGGAAAGCTGATCTTCGGTGATGTGAATATGGGATACGGCTACAAATCCGGAATCATTGACGGCGTAAAACGCATGGTAAAAGATCCAGATCGAGAAGACACTGTAAATGCCTTTTATCGTTTTTTCTTTAAGCACCATGCAAAAGGGCTTTCCATGCGCTATATTCAGGAAAATTATGATCCGGATTTTACATGGGCGAATATGCGAACACTGCTGTCGAGTGAATTTTACAAAGGAACCTATCGCGGAATTCCATACTGTCCTGCTTACCTGACAGAATCCGAATGGAATAATCTGCAGGAAATACAGAACGCAAATGTTAAGCGTGCTCCTTCTGGCCGGATTTATCTTTTCAGTGGCATGATAAATTGTCCGATCTGTGGACGCAGGCTTAGCGCAAGAGGCGGTTCGTCCATTATCAACAGGAAAACCGGTGCAAAAAAAGTATACTGCTATTACCGATGCAACAAAGCTTTTATTGATCACAAATGTACATACAAGCACATGGTAAGTCAAAATCTCATAGAACAATACCTGATTGATCATCTGGAATACGAATACAATAAATTTAAAATAAAATGTGAAAAAATTGAAAAGGAACAAGAAAAAAAGAAGAAAATTCAGACTCCGGAAAAGCTCCAGAAAGAATTAGAACGATTAAATCTGCTCTTCCAAAAAGGAAGAATCGAATGGGATTATTACAGCAAAGAATATGACCGGATTGAAACCGAACTGAATGAATTGTTAAATGCGGCTCCGGAATTAGAACCTGATTATGCTTATCTGGAAGAGCTGCTGAATACAGACTTTAGAACAATGTACTACAATTTAACCCAAGAA